TCTAACCCACAAAACACCTCGATCAGCCACGATCAGACTGGATCGATTTGATCAACCTTGAAACGGGAGAGATCCTTTTAGATCAGGCTCCTTCAGGATTAGGAGGTGTTCAAACACCCCGTATTCACTCCAAACTTAATGATTTGCCGTCTAGGGGTCAAGAAATGATTGATTTTGCAGCTGAGATTGGCATACAGCTGATGGATTGGCAAAAGTTTGTTGCAATTAATGCACACAAAGTTAAAGACGATGGCAGGTGGGCAACTTCAGAAATAGGTTTGTGTCTTAGCAGGCAAAATGGAAAAAGCACATTAATGATGCTCAGAATTTTAACAGGAATGTTCGTGTGGAACGAAGGCTTACAGCTTGCATCAGCTCACAGGCTTACAACCTCACTTGAAACATTTAGACAGATTGTTACATTGATTGAACAACATCCAGAACTTGAAAAGGAAATAAAGAAAATCCGATGGCAACATGGAGCGGAAGAAATAGAGTTATTTGGAAACAGGCGGTTTGTTGTAAAAGCTGCTAATAATGCTGCGAGAGGATTATCGAAACCCGAAACGATACATATGGATGAGTTGCGTGAATACAAAGATGAAGATGCTTGGTCATCTATGCGTTATTCAATGATGAGTGCTAAGAATCCGCAAGTATGGATTTATAGCTCGGCTGGCGACCAACATTCAGTAATTTTGAACAAATTGCGTGAGAGGGCGTTGGCATCAGCTACAACCAATGACCCGATTGGGTGGTTTGAGTGGAGTGCCGAACCAGATGCGCCGATCCACCTTCCGTCAGGCGATATCAATTGGTCTGCATTTGCTCAAGCCAACCCATCATTAGGAATAACAATTCATCCAGATAACATCTTGGCAGCAATCAATGATCCACCAGATATTGTAAGAACAGAACTCTTAACGCAATGGGTGGACACAATAAACAGCGCAATTGATCCACAAAAATGGGCAATGTGTCAGATAGATCCAATACCACTAGATCCTGAACAACCTACTTGGCTTGGACTTGATTTGTCGCCTGATAGAAAGTTTGGCGCATTAGTAGCTGCTCAAAGATTATCTGGTGAAAGGTTTTATGTGCAATTACTTCACACTTGGTCAAACGATTACAGCTTGAATGATCTAGCAGTTGCCAATGACATCGCACCTTATGTTAGAAAATACAACACACAAACTGTTGCTTTCAGCAAAAGAACAAGCCAAGCAGTTGCATCAAGGTTAGTTCCTGCTGGAATTCAGGTAACTGACATGGATGGAGCCATTTATGCAGAAAGTTGCGACCGATGGCTTGGAGCTATAAATTCCCATCGTTTGCAGCATTCGGGGCAAGAGGAATTGACACAGCAAACCTTGTCAGCTGCAAAATTACCTTATGGTGATGGTTCGTGGATTATAGGAAGAAGGGCAAGCAGGGTCGCGGTTTGTGCCAGCGTTGCAACAGCATTAGTTTCTTATTTTGCGACACAAGTTGAAACAGAGGTGGACATTCAAGTCGGATAATTTGTATTTATGGTATATTATGTGCTAATGGGATTATTCGACCGATTTACCACAAAACAGACAATTCAACCAGTAGATGTTGCTGCTGCATTAGCACCTTACAACGCACAACAATTAGTTGGCGGAATTTTATTTGGAACAACAACTGCAACGCGTGAACAGTATATGGCAATTCCTAGCGGAGCACGCGCAAGAAATATAATTTGTTCAACAGTCGGATCTTTACCTCTTGAACAATATAATCATTTCACAAATGAACACATAAGACCAAACCGCGTAATTATGCAACCAGATCCAAGAGTTGCAGGTTCTGCAATCTATGCATGGTTGGCAGAGGACATTTTATTATACGGCGTGGGCTATGGAATTATTTTGGATGCCTACTCATCAACTGATGCTTCAAGAATTAGAGCATGGACAAGAGTTGCACCTAATAGAGTATTCGCATCACTAAATGGCAATTCAACAGAAATTGAATACTACACAGTAGATGGCAAGCGAGTGCCACCATACGGATTAGGTTCATTAATTGTATTTAATGGATTAGATGAAGGAATTTTAAATCGTGCAGGTCGCACTATTAAAGCAGCTGCTGAATTAGAAAAGGCTGCTGAAATGTATGCAAAAGAACCAATGCCACAAATGGTTCTTAAATCAAATGGCACAAACTTAACTCCAGAGCGAATTACAAAATTATTAGAATCATGGAGAGTGTCAAGATCAACAAGAGCAACCGCATTCTTAAATGCTGATGTTGAATTACAAGCATTAGGTTTTGATCCTGCCAAACTTCAACTCAATGAAGCCCGTCAATACCTCGCTCTGGAAATTAGCAGAGCAAGCGGAATTCCTGCAAGTTTCGTATCTGCTGAAACTACTTCAATGACTTATTCAAACATGACTGCTGAAAGAAAAGCATTAATTGATTTCTCGCTACGACCAATTTTAACTGCAATTGAACAAAGATTATCTCAAGCAGATTTCGTGCCTAATGGCATGGAAGTTCGTTTTGATATTGATGATTTCTTGCGTGGATCTGCTTTAGAGCGTGCGCAAGTTTATGAAATCCTAAATCGCATCGGTGCAATGAGCATTGAGCAAATCCAAGAGGAGGAGGACTTAATCCGATGAAGATTAATTTCCCAATAGAAATAACAGCTGCTGACACCAACAAGCGCACAATCTCAGGAAAAATTGTTACATGGGATGAGCAGGGTTCAACTAGCGCAGGATTAACAGTATTTGAAAAAGACAGCATTGATTTCTCAAAGCCAGTCAAATTATTGCTTGAGCACGAAAGAACAAAGCCACTTGGAAAACTTGTTGATATAACTGCCACAGATACAGGTTTAGAGGCAACCTTTCGTTTGGCTAAAACATTTTCAGCGGATGATGCATTAGAGGAGGCTGCAACTGGGCTTCGTGATGGATTTAGCGTAGGTGTAAAAATTAATGAATGGAAAAATGAGGAAGGCGTGCTAAGAATTAAATCAAGCACACTTCAAGAAGTTTCACTCGTAACAGATCCAGCAATTGACAGCGCAAGAGTGGCTGAGGTTGCAGCTAGTGAAACACCCGAGAATTCCGAAGCAACCGCTGAGGAAACCACAACAAAGGAGAACAAAGTGTCAGAAATTACTTCTGAGGCTCCTATCGCAACCGAAGCGGTAGAAGCGACACAGGCTCCAGTTGTAACAGCCAACTACATGGCATACACAAAGCCACGCGTTGATACAAATGTTACAGCAGGACAATATGCAGCAGCACAAATTCGTGCCATTCAAGGCGACAACGATGCACGCGATCTACTTGCAGCACTAGCAATTGGAACAGTTTCAGAAAACACAGGAATGGTTCCACCAAATTACTTACGCGATGTTATTGGCGTAATTGATTCATCACGACCATTTATCGATAGCATTGAGCGCGCACCGCTTCCTCCATCTGGGCTTAAAATCTTCACACCTGTGCTTGGAGCGCAAGCCATTGTAGGATTAACTGCTGAGGGTGTTGAATATGCATCTCAAGATACAGCTGTTACTTTCCAAGAAGATAACATCGTTAAGTTCGCGGGCGCAAATGTGATAAATCAAGAAGTCCTTGATAGATCTGACCCATCATTTTTAGATCTTTTAATTCGTGAGTTGGCAGCATCTTACGCACAAAAGACAGATGCTTATGCATCAAAAATCGCAGCAGATGGTGCAGATTCATCAACAGGTTCAACACTTTACAAGTCTATTGCAGACGGAATTGCTGATTCTTACAATGTAATGCGAATGACACCTAACAAATTGTTAGTTGCACCTTCAGGTGGATATGTAAATATCGATTTTGCTAACATTCTTGGAGCCGTAGATGGTTCACAAAGACCTCTATTTGCAGCAGCTGCTCCACAAAATGCAGCTGGATTAGTTTCACAAGGTTCAACAAATGGAACAGTCGCAGGACTTGATCTAGTTGTAGATCCTAATTACACAGGTAACACAGGCAACGCAAAGGTTGCTTTGGTTTATCCTTCACAAGCAATGCGATTCCACGAGAGTGGCACTTTTGAAATTCGTGCCAATATCGTTGCTAATGGTCGTGTTGAGATCGGTCTATACGGATATGTTGCAGTAGTTAATCGCTACCCAACTGCTTTCCGTAAATTAGACATAGCTTAATTTAACTGAGTGCCTGTGGTTGCTCCCGATCACAGGCATCCATTAATGGGAGTCTAGAGAGGAAGGTGCCCTGTGCCTACTATTATTACTGCTAGTCAGTTGAGGAGTGTGCTTGGGGTATCTTCTTCTCTTTATGATGACACTTATCTAAATCAAATAATAGACACAGCTGAAATCACAATCCTTCCAATGCTTGTTACATTCAAAAGCCCAATCGAGAAAGTATCGCTGACTGATAATGTCGCTACTTTCACTACACTAGGAATACATGAATTTACCCAAAATCAATCCGTTGTCATCACAGGATGTGGAAGCCCCTACAATGGAACAAGAACTATACTTGAAGAAAATCTTGGGCAATATACCTTCTCAGCTGCAATCACAAATGCCGACATCATCGAAGCAAATGTTATTCCATCTGGAGTCGCAACTTTATCTGGAGCATCAACTTATGTTGGAAACGCAGCTGTTCAATCAGCTGTCTACACAGTATCAGTCGAAGTCTTTCAAGCCAGACTTGCAGGTGGAGGACAAATCGAAGGAGTAGATTTTACTTCAACTCCGTTTCGCATGGGCAGATCACTTTTCAATAAATGTGTTGGGCTCTTAGGCAGTTACATGGACACCGAAAGCATGTGTCAATAAATGCCAGCATCAACTATTCTTTCAGCAGTTAGACAACCACTTGCCACAGCTCTTTCTGGTGTTTTGGGAAATGTCTACGCTTTCGTTCCAGAGTCGGTAATTCCTCCAGCTGTCGTGTGCATTCCAAATTCACCGTATCTTGAAATTGAAACAATTGGCAAGTCATCAGTTCGTTGCAAAGTTAATTTAACTATTTCAGCGGTTGTTGCTTATAACAGCAATCCTGCATCACTCGATAACATCGAGCAATTAATAATGAGCATTCTGGCAGTAATCCCAAATGGGTATATTGTCGGAGAGGTCGAAAGACCAACAGTTACACAAGTTGGAGCTTCAACTATGTTGATCTCTGATATAAATGTTTCAACCTACTACACACAAACAACCTAAGGAGCGAAAATGCCTACCACCGTAATTACGGGTCGGGATGTTACCTTCACAATCGGCGGTAACACTTTCGATGCACAAGCAACGACAGCAACACTATCAGGCGAGAGAAATCGCGTTACATACGAAACACTCGACGGCAAATCATTTAAGGTTATCGATGATAACTTTACTTTTGATGTTGAAATGCTTGCAGATTGGGGCGTTGCAGGATCTCTTTGTGAAATCCTATGGAACACCGCAGAATCAGCACCCAACACAGGAATCAGCACAGTTTTAACAGCTGCTACTGGCGCAACATTTACATTCCAAATCCTGCCAAACTTTCCATCAGCAGGCGGAACTGCACCAGATGCACAAACAGTTTCACTATCATTCCAAGTAATTGGAACACCAGCAGAATCATTTAGTTAAGAAATAAAACGGGAGCAAACAAATGAAATTATCTATAACAATTGAATATATGGGCTCTGGGGAGCAAGCAACTTATATTGCCCAACCCCCAGAGTGGCGAAAGTGGGAAAAGGAAACTGGGAACACTATTGCCCATGCTCAAGAAAAAATGGGCATTTCTGATCTTATGTTTCTTGCTTATCACGCACATAAGCGAGAAGCAGCTGGGAAACCAGTTAAAGCCTTTGATGTATGGTGTGAAACAGTTGCCGATGTAATTGTCGGTGATGTGAACCCAAAAGTCATCCAGCAGGAAGTCTAAACAGAGTATTGGTTGAGTTGGCAATAGCCACACAAATACCAATGAGTGAATGGACTGATGCAGACGACATATTAACCGCGATTGAGATATTGGAGAAAAGGAATGGCAGATGATGGGCTTAGCGCATACTCCAAAAAAGAACTGCGCCAACTTGCCAAAGCTTTTTCTCTTATGGGCGATGATGCAACTGCTCAGGCTAAGAATATCTCTTATGATTTGGCTAACTACGCGAAAAGCGAAATCGCTGAAGCAGGTGCTAAACGAGAAAAATCAGCCAAAGGAACTAAAAGAGTTGTCGATGGTGCAAGTGTTTCCAAGACATCAAAAACTGGTCGTTTATCTTACGGATTTGCAGGTCAGCGTTTTAGTGGTGGAGCAACAACTCAAATGCTCTGGCGAGGAC